GCACTGTACTTCTGGCAGAGAACTTCTGTCAGGATGCGGCCTTTGACCTTGAGGGACATGTTACCAAGGAGTTTGCCCAGAGCATTGGCCAGCTTGAGGAAGAAGCATTTATCTGTGGTGGAGACAACGCCCCCGGTAGCTTTATGGACGATGCCGAGATTGGTCACAGCACCAGCGACCTTACTTATGACGATGTGATCAAGCTGTATTTCTCACTCGACAAGAAGTATCGTCGCAAGGCGGTATGGGTGATGAATGATGACACTGCACTCAAGCTCCGCACCCTCAAGGACAGCAGCGGAGCATATCTGTGGAATCATGCAGACAACACCATCCTCGGCAAGCGGGTCTACATCTCCAACTTCATGCCCAATGAAGAGGCAGGAGCAAAGCCCATTGCCTTTGGTGATTTCAGCTTCCTCTGGATTATTGACCGCTGGCCCTTCGCACTGAGAAAGCTGACTGAACTCTTCGTACCCCAGCAGCAGGTTGGCTTCATGGGCTATGAGATGCTTGATGCAAAGCTGATCAGACCCGATGCAGTAAAGCTGCTGGAGATTAGCGGCTAAACCCCGCTCCAGCGCAGTTGCTAATTGTTTGCTAATTTAAGGCTCTTGCGCTGGATTTGCAAAACCCTTTCTGATACCTTTGCCCCGCTCAATGGGGCAAGGTATCAGAATTCAGGAAAGGATTAGGCAATGGACAAAAAACGCGTAGTCGCCTATGTTAGAGTATCTTCTGCAAGCAGCGCACAGATCCACAGCTATGAATTCCAAGAAAAATACTGGCGCGACAAATTCGAAAATGACCCTGAGAATGAATTGGTGCATATATATGCTGACCGAGGGATCAGCGGCAGTAACGCATATAAACGACCGGAGTTTATGGCAATGCTGCAGGATGCCGAGGCTGGCATGTTCGATGTAGTACACACAAAATCAGTATCCAGATTTGCAAGGAACACAGTTCAGCTTCTGGACGCAGTACGCAAGCTACGTGACCTTGGCATAGAAGTGGTGTTTGAAAAAGAGCAAATCAGCACACTGCAGCCTACAACAGAGCTGTTCCTGACCATTGCGGCCTCAATAGCAGAAAACGATCTGGAAGTCTATTCAAAAAGGCAAAAATGGTCAATCCAGCATAGGTTTGAAAACGGCTGGTATTCCATCGGAACAGGTATGTATGGATACCGGATGACCAGCGACAACAGGATCGTGATTGCGCAGGACGAGGCTGACGTGGTGCGGTGGATATATGAAATGTACTTATCAGGCTGCGGATCCCCCACAATTGCTAAGACACTTAATGAAGCCGGGATCCCCAATGTAAAAGGCTTGCCGTGGACGCCCAAAAGCATACTCAGGCTCATAGACAATGAAAAATACATGGGCGATGCAATGATGGGCAAGAGCGTCAACATTGAAGGTGTAAAACGAAGCAACATGGATGGGCGCTATGGTGAGCGCTTCTATATTGAGGATGCCCACGAAGGAATTATAAGTAGGGAAACATATTATCTGGCACAGAGCTTCAGGAAAAAGCAGTCAAACCATAAGCTGGTAAAAAGAGGTGAAATCATACATCCCTTCACCGGCATGATAGAGTGTGGGTGCTGTGGCAGCCACTATAGACACAAGGTGAATAATTCCGGGACAAAATGGGAAAGCGGCTTGTGGAGCTGCGCCAAACGTGAACGAGAAGGTAAAGACAAATGTGATTCCACCCGCATAAATGATACTGTGCTGCAAGAAAAGTTCGTTCAAGCATACAACGAATTCATTACCCAACGGCCACAAAGCGAGATTGTTGGAGAAATACAAGATGCCATTCACCGGCTTCAGGCTGAGGAAGAGGGCTTGGCAAAGCTTCTGATGAGGAAACTTATATCGGAAAGCAGCTTCGCCAATGAGCAGCAGGAGATAAAAAAGAAGATAAGAGAACAGAAAGATCTAATACATCAGTTTCAGGTACGCATTAAAGAACGAGAATATACAAAAATATCAGAATTCAACGAAGAAAAGTTAAAACGCTTCATAGAGAAAATAATAATGGGAAAAAATCTCGTGACTTTCCGCTTCTTCAACGGAGTTGAAATCACGCTTGAATATACAAACGGTCAGCCGGGCAATAAACCCGGCTGGAACAAGAAGGAGTCGTAATTATGGCACAAGCAGCAGCGCGTGTGGTACGCAGGATACCTGCATCGGAGCTGTTCAGTAAACAGGAATATAAGCCGCAGATGGTAGTTGCGGCTTATGCCAGAGTATCCACTGAAAAAGAAGAGCAGGAAGATAGCTTTGAACGGCAGGTACAGCACTACACCGACCTTATAACCAAAAGACCGGACTGGCTCTTTGGGGGAATCTACGCAGATCCCGGCATTACCGGCACCAGAGCAGACAAGCGCCCTGACTTCATGCGCCTTATAGAGGATTGCAGAGCAGGCAAGATAAATAAAGTGCTGGTTAAATCCATAAGCCGATTTGCCAGGAACACAGTGGATGCTCTCAACTATATCCGGGAACTCAAAGACTTGGGTGTCAGCGTGTACTTTGAAAATGAAAACGTAGACACGCTGACACCCGGTGGTGAGGTACTGCTCACCATACTCGCAGCCATGGCAGAGCAGGAGTCTCGTACTATGTCCACCAATATAAAATGGAGCTATCAGAAGAAATTCCAGAACGGAGAAGTCATACTAAATACCAGTATCTTGCTTGGCTACGGCAAGAACAGCAAGGGCGAATATGTGATCATAGAGGAAGAAGCCGAGATTGTCCGCAGGATATTCCGTGAATATGTTGGCGGCACATCAATCCCCCATATAGCCAAAATTCTGGAAGAGGCAGGGGCCAAGACCAAGCTTGGGAACACAAAATGGAAAAACAACTCCATAATGGGGATACTTAGAAATGAGAAATATACCGGCAATGCCATTCTCGGAAAAACATATAAACCGGACGTGCTGTCAAAACGCAGAGTTAAAAATACCGGGCAAGCCCCCATGTACTATGCAGAAAACTCTCATCCCGCAATCATCGAGCAGGAATTGTTCGACATGGCGCAGTCAGAAATGGAAAGACGGAAAAATGAAAAAGATGGCCCTGTGGGTACCAGCAGATATACAGGCAAATACCCGTTCAGCGGCATACTTGTATGCGGTAACTGCGGCCACCGCATGCGGCACCACTCGCTGTATCAAGGGAAGGGTAAATATATAAGAGCTTGGGGATGCACAAACAAGATCAACAACGGAGTTGCTGCATGCAACGCATCCCATGTGGAAGAGGCGGTGTTGGAGAGGACATTCAGAGCTGCATTTGACATGAGGGCAGAGGATTTCGATGTGGTGTGTCAGTGCTGCGAGGAAGTTATGGTTAAAGACAGCCAGAAAGAGCTGGAGAATGTACAACAGGAGATAGTCAGAATCCAAGAGGAAGTGCTGGCATTGCATAAGGCTCGGGCGCAGTATGAAATCAGTGACCTTGAGTATGAGACGCAGGTAGACGAATATAGCCAGCGTATGGATCAACTGCGGGAAAAGCAGAAAGAGTTGAAGCTCTCCATCGAAAAATATCATAAGGCCAGATACTGGTTAGAAACCTTTAAGGAACACCACATCAGCGGCGAGCCGATGAACACTGACGATGCAGCGATAATCAGGTCCCTAACGGACAGAATCGTTGTGTACGATGACCATTTAGAGATAAGCCTCCGCAGCGGAGAAGTGGTGGAGCAAAGGTTAATGTAATGGAAATAATGAGAAATTATATTAAAACTACATTGGAGGTGTTAGATTATTTATCTTTCCGTATCAGATTTAATCGAGCAAGTTAGGGAGATGAGAGGAGTCCTTTTGCCAACAATCAACCTCCCTTTCTACAAAGAAGCTGTTGTTATTTGCTCTTTAAATTCAGAAAAAGTGCAAAAAAGTATAGAATCGGTAAACAAACCACACTGTCCGTTGAAATGCGCGTGGAACTATGATATCATTTGCCTAGATGAATTAAATGGAGTTAGATACTCTGACAGATATACATGTAGGTGCACGTGGAGGTATGATATGGCAGATCAAAAAATCGTAAATTTACCTGATGAGTTTTGCGACTATTCTGATGATTCCCTTTTTAATATTAACTCGTGGGGAGCAGATTTATCTTTTCGTGAATTGATTCTGATGTACCGGGAAGATGAATTAGTAAAGCCTGAACTCCAAAGAAAATATGTGTGGTCCAAAGAAGAGGCTAGTAAATTCATTGATTCCCTGCTTTTGGGTTTACCTGTTCCGAGCATTTTCTTGGCAAAAATTGGAGATCAAAAGTTGATTATAGATGGCTATCAACGATTAATGACTGTATATGACTATGTGACAGGGATTTTTTCTGGAGATGGCAAAGTATTTAAACTGACCAACTCAGAAGCTATTAATCACCGTTGGAGAGGAAAAGCCTTCTCGGAGTTGCCCAAGGACGAGCAGCGTAGAATTCAGAGTACAACTATACATGCAATTATTTTTGAGCAAAAGCATCCTGCTAATGACTCTGGTATGTATAAAATCTTCGAACGAATAAACACAAGTGGTCGCAATCTAAAACCACAGGAGATTAGAAACTGTGTATATCATGGCAAGCTAAATTCGGCTCTAATGGAGCTAAATGAGTATCCTATATGGAGAAGTCTGTGGGGATCAGAAGCTTGTGATTCTAGAATGACAGATGTAGAGTTTATCCTGCGTTTCCTTTCTTTGAACACTCTTTTACAAAATGGAACCGATTTAAAGCAGCTCACACTAAAAAAAGAATTGAATAGGTTTATGGCGAACAACACCGATGCTGATGAGCAGGAAATTGAGGCTCTCTCAATGGAATTCAAGCAGGTAGTTGATTTGATATGGCGCTTCCTTGGCGAAAACGCATTTAGAAACTTAACAAAGCAAACGGAAAAAAACCCTACACAGAAGTTTTCAAAGCCTATTCATCCTGCTGTTTTTGATGCAGTGATGATTGCTGCAGCGCAAGCATTACGTGAAAACCGTGTTGGTACAGGAGAGCTGTTTACTGTTGAGAATTACAGAAAGCTTTTGAGCAATCACGATTTTATAGACTGCATTACAACCAGAACAACAAATACAGACAAACTGGAGCGGCGCATAATGTTGGCAAAAAGCTATCTATTTGGTAATTAATTATGAACGCAGAGTTTATAGCAAAGCTAGATGACTGTGCCGATGAGCTTATTCGGATAAAAACAAGAATAGACAAAGATAAGTTCGACGACATGGTCAAATTTTTACAGCGTTATGCAATAATAAAAGCGTGTGGAACTATCGAAACAGTGGCAAAAAATATGATAGCAGACCAGGTAGATTCAGATACAAACGTGGAGGTTCAAAATTATATAACTGTGAAAGTCCGGGATAGTTCTACTAATCCGAAGACAGGAAATATATCTTCTTTATTGGGAGAATTCTCTCAATCGTGGAAAACTGCGTTTGATGGTAAAATAAATACTCATACAGCTGAAAAGGGATCGCTAAACTCGCTTGTCCAGCTAAGAAATGATTTTGCACACGGCCAAAGCCCAAATACTACAATTAACACCATTATAAGGTACTTTGAGGATGCACGCATAATCATTGAGTTACTTAGCGAAACATTAGAAAACTAATTATGATCTAGCAACAGCATCAAAAATAATCAAATCATAAAGTCATTAGGCGCAGAAATAATAGGTTGAAAAATAGCTATAATTATGATAGACTTTCCTCGAGGTGAAAAAACATGTTGATTGATACAAAGCAGATAATTACCGTCACAGAAGCAAATCAGAATTTCTCCAAGGCCACTCGCATTGCTGACGAGAAAGGTTCTGCCATCGTGTTTAAGAACAACCGTCCCAAGTATAAGCTGGTCAATCTGGAAGTAGAGCCGGATCTGGAGCTTACCGATGATGAAAAGATAGACATCGTTGCCCGCAGGATCATGCAGCGCTTTAAGCCTGCATTTATGGAGCTTGCCAAATGATAAAGTTTTCAAAAGAAAAAGTGTTACTGCTCCATAAATTCATTGCAGAAGAAACCGGCGGTAGTATCGGCGTGCGCGACGAGGCATTGCTGGAGTCAGCGCTTGAAGCTGCTTTTGCCGGATTTGGCGATAAAGAATTTTATCCTACAAAGGAAGAGAAAGGCGCAAGGCTGGGATACACACTGATCTCAAACCACGCCTTTGTCGATGGGAATAAGCGTATCGGTATGTATGTGATGCTGACCTTTCTTGAAGTCAACGGCATTCACATGGACTGTACCAACGAGGAAGTAACCGAAATGGGACTTAGTCTTGCAGACGGCTCTATTGGATACGAAGAGCTTCTTGCATGGGTGCGTGAGCACAGGGCAATGTAATAGGCTTTGCCGTTTAGTGCCATACCTACCAGGATTTCTTACGTTAAAATCACACTTCGCACTAAAAATAAAGCTCATCCGAATTGATGAGCTTTATTTTTTTGTATTGTAGAAGCTTTGTGCAACATGCTCCTTCCTAAGCAGTTTCTTCAGAGTTTTCCCTCTCTGCCCGTATCCTTGAAAAAGATTTGCACAAAAATTTGAATTTTTTGAAATAAATCTTCAATAATACTTAAAAGTCCAGTTGACTTTTCCATATTAACTGACTATAATAAGCTAAATCAACATGATAGAGGCGCAAAGTTCATCAGTATCTTTCTCCAAACAACAGGCTGTGGGGAGAGGGAAAGGGGGCTTTGCCGAGATTTCGCAGACCTGCCTGAAGGCTGCGGGGTCGGGCTGCAGGATAATATTCTGCAGACTGTCATCCCATGAGGGATGGAGTGCTGTCGTGGTATCGTAGCAATGCTTTTGTATGAG